ATCGACCTTGCCATCTGCAGTGAGCACTAGGCGGTCCTGGTTGGCCAGTTTAGAAACGTAGGATTTCGACCATCCGCGTCGGGCGGCGAACTCCGATTTCGTCAGGTATGTCATTGCAAAACGTCCAGTTCACCCAATGAATTCCGGGGGTTAACCAGTTCACCGCAGTTCACTAAGTTGGTGAACTGCCTGCTAACGAAGAACCGCGGGTTTCCTGCCCCGTACCCCGCCCATACCGCCAGGGTCCCCCGCCCCGCCGGGGCTGCCGGCCGGGTCACTGCCCCGGCTCGCCGGCCTGGGGCGGTGACTGCTCCAGCCCCAGGCGCTTCGCGGCCCAGCGCATGTAGAGGTTGATAGCGACATCGGCACCGGCCATCGCAGCCAAGCAACCAACGGCCGCCGCCGCCCATACCGAAACGCCGAGGGCGTAAAGCAGCATGTTGGTCGAAAGCCCGCAGGTCACACAGGCACCAGACCGCAACGCCAACCGGCGAATCAGCCCCCAGCCGCGAGCGCCCGCCATGTCCGCCCGCCACATCTCTCCCGAAACACCGCCGACCAGGGACAGCACGATCACCATCCAGATCGGCAGTTCGGCTAATGTTTGTTGCTCGCTGTTCATGAAAGCCTCATTGGCAAAGCACGGCGCCGGAAAAAGAAAACCCCGCCGGTTGGCAGGGTTCTCGATGCGCCGACAGGTCGGAGCGGGTTGCACAGCACAGTGCTTGTGGGGGAAGCGCCTAAGCGCACTTTTTACATCGTGGAGCCTTTTTACCGAGGAACTGCAAAACCGAAAAGAGGCTGTTTTCGGTACTCCACCTCGGCGCTACTTCGGCGCAACTTCGGCGCACGCTCGGCGCATTCCAACCCGACGAACGGTAGTACTCCGATTCAACCCGGAGCGGGCGACGATGATCCTGGCCACTTGGAGATGCAGCGCATCCAGCCAGTTCCAGTAGGTGCGCTCTGCATCCTCCGCTAAGCCGACAGCCCTCATCTGCTCACGGATCGTCGCCTCGTACAGGTAGCGGAAGGTAGCCAGGCGAGCCAGGGTCTGGCCTCGATCATCGCGACGCTCCAACTCCGCAACCGCGGCCTCAACCTCCGCAGCGGCTCGATCCATGCCCAAGCCGTTGACCGGGATCCTTGAGCCCGATGCGCCGCCGCGAGGCGCTGCGCCCTTCCATTCCATGATGGTACCCAACTGGCTGCCCAGCCCTGACACCAACCCACACCGCGCACGCTGCTCGCCCCAGTGGCGCATGAGGTCATCAATATCCTTCTTCATCAGCAGAATTCCCCGAAAAACAGAACCCAACACACATTCAAGCAACCCAACACAAACCCAACACAGATAAAACTCAATAAATTCAATGCTTTATAAATAAGCGTGTTGAGTGTGTTGGGTTTGTTGGGTTTTTGAGTCTTCGCATAGGATTTTTTCTTGATCTGCTGAGGCATTAGAAAAAGTTCACCCGCGCGCGCGCGCGTGCGCAAACCCAACACACCCAACACAGGGGCACGGGAAGTCTTGAACTTAGGGGGTTCTATGCGTGTTGGGTTGCTCAAACCGACCCAACACAAACCCAACACACCCAACACGGGAGCCCTTGGTCTCATGCCGCGCCCCCCTTCACGTGCTCCCACGCGTCGACGTTCCACCCTGCAAGTTTCGCCTTGCTGCGCCAGGTGACAACGGCCTGCCCCAGCTCGGCCGCATTGAACGATGGGGGCAGGGAAGCTTCGGGATCATCAGGGAAGAAGAACGCCGCAAATCGGCGATTACTCCCCTCTGTCCATGGGATCGAGCGCGTCTTGTCGACCGTCGCACTGAGCATCAGCGAGAACTTCGTCTGGCTCATGGCATGCTCCTTGTTACGGGAGCACCACTCAATGAACAATGCATACAGGTCGGTCGCGAGACAGCAACCCCATAGACCTCGGCCAAGCTCTCCAGTTTGCCAGAGATGAAGAAAAGTTTGCCACGCAGTTCTGCTAAGCGCGACCAAGCGCTGGCGAGCCTCAGTCTTGGGAGGACGAGTTCGTTGGTTGAAATCGCCGAGGTCGACCGCTAGCAACCAGCCATATAGCGCCGCCACCCCACCGCTGCTCAGCTCCCGACCGATCGCCTTCTGGCGATCTACCGGCAATGTTTGCATGGGCCACATCACAAGCATCCGGCGATCATCTTCGCTGATAGGCCACGGCATGATTTCGTTACTCAGGAAGACAGCATTCATGTGGTTGGCTTCTTCCCAACCGTTGATGAACTTCGACTCCATCCGTACGGTCTTGCCAGTGATCATGTGCTTGATTTTGCCGACCTGGTTGTAGCGCTGGTCTCGACTGACGACTTCCTCGAACACAGCCCACAGTTTCCGGCTTTGCCAGGCGTTAAAGCTACCCTCCAACTGCGTCTGCCCAACAGTTGCAGCGTACTGGCCGTACAACTGGCCGAAAATGTCAGCGAACAATAAGCTCTTGCCCGAGCCCTCCATGATGGAATGCATCAGCACCGCCGTGTCCATCTTGGCTCCCATATTCTGTAGCGGGTATGCCAACCACTTCGTCAGCCAGCCGAGTGCTTCCTCGTCATGGTTGCAGAGGAACGAAATCAACCAACGCAGGTTCTCGCAGGCATCGTCATCACGCACAGGTGCCAGGGGCAGCCCCTCGAATGTGTTGATATAGAGGTTGGGATCCTTGGTCATGGTGGGGTCGAATACGATGTGGTCGACATCCACGACGCGGCGATCTTGGCTATTGAGCCACCACTTATACTCTTCTCCCATGGCCATTTTTACGGCCCCTTCAGCGATGCGACGCTTCTTCTCCCTGTCCCACACGTCCTTGGTACCGTCGATGTACACATACCGCTCGATGGGGTCGAGCTTCAGGGCGCCACCTTTCTTGGCAGACAAACGCCGGGCCTGATCAAGCTCCTGAGCCTGCTCTGTCGCGATCAGCTTCTTGTCAGTCCGCTCCATCCACTCGTTCGCGAGTGGCTTGCCGACCAGGGCCTCGAAGCCAGACCGCTTCATCGACCGCCCTTTGTCCATGTCCCACACGCTTGTAGTGCCTTCGACCAAGGCGAAGCGACGCATCGCCCCTCCAATATCCAAGGCGACACCCCCTGCCCCCCCAGTTACCGATGAGCCGGCCGGGCTGGTGGCATCGACGTCCGATGGGGAGTGGGGAAGGTATACGTCGCTGTCGACGACCGTAGGCTGATGGGCCTGCCCGACCGTCGATGGGGATCGGGGAAGATCACCCAATGGCGGCGGTGCCGGCGAACGGGATTTCGCGGCGATGCCGAGGATACGAGCAGCCGCCTTGGTCGCAGCCTTCTGATCGCCGTTGTGCACCAGGATGCAGAACACATCGAACGCATCGTTCTTGTGGCCGTTCGCCAAAGGGTCGGAGCTGTGGTGGGAGAACAGCTTCTCGTTAATGATGCTTACACCTGCCAGGCCACTGCTGCTCTGCGGGCAGAGCCACTTGTCGCCTCGACGCTCGTAGCCATGGGCCTCAATCAGCGTAGCTATGTCGTGGGCCTGGTTAAACAGCGCGATCACTTCTGGTAGATCACGCCCACTGCGCCCAGCTGCTGGGCGCGGCCGTACAGGTTCTGATTTCGGCGCCTGGGATGCTTTGGGCAGCCAAGGACAAATAGCCTCAGCCTTAGGCTTAAACTCGTCCCAACCCTGCCAGATAGCGAGTAACTGAGGGGGCAGTTCTGGCAGACCTTCCGCAGATGGCGGTGTACGCCAAGTGTAAGGCAGGCCAGTACCAGGGTGGATAGAGGGCGGCAGCACGTCTTGCACCAGGCCGGCACGCAGCTCGAAGACGGGGATCTTCTTGAACGGCTCAGCGGCTACCTTCAACGCAGCCTCCCGGTCAGTGTCCCCAGCGTCTCTAGCAGCCCTGACCTGCGCCATGAGCGCCTTGTGAATCGAGCCATCTGGATCCGCCTGGCTTGGCCAGGTCAGTGGATGCCAGCTCAGATCAACTCCATCGGGAACCCGGAACATAATGCGGAAGCGTGCTGGGTTGCCCACCGAGGTCGGATAAGCATCTGCCAGCGCGTCCAAGTCTATCCCGAGCAACTCGCTCAGGATCTGCCGGGTGCATTGAGCTTCATCAACGTCCAGCGAGCAGACACCACTCGGCCCGAGCACTACCCCAAGGTTGTGACTCGGGCGCTTCTTCCAGAACGACTCAGCATCAGCAGCGACAATGAAGTAGCCTCCGGGCTTGTTCCAGCCGTTACCCTTAGGCCCCTTCTCACCTGGCTCGATGGGAACCAGAGCCAGATTGAAGGTTTCAATGTACCGGCGCGCCCAATCAGCTGTGGTAGGGGTTGGGCGCTCACTCATCGACGACGCTCCCGCAGATCCTGGCAATCGATGCAGGTCACGCAACCAGCGACCGAGAGCTGACGAGCTACAGGAATAGGGTCACCACAGTCTTCGCAGTTCTGTGCTGAAGGCCTGTCAGGAAGTCGCGCAAGGCGCTGCAGCGAAAGTTGGAGAAAGTATTCAGCTTGATCATTAGCGAAGTCGACTGCATCAGCCATTGCCTTGGTCCTCCATGGCTTGGCGTGCACCCGATGTGATGGCCAGCACCTGACGAATCACATCCAGCCCGCATGCATCCAGCTTCTGCACCTCGTGCGGCTCCCACACGTTGTCGGCAGCGCCCTCGTGCATACTGCTCACGAACTCTGCCGCTTCCTTAAGCAGCAGGCCAACTGCTTTCAGTTGCTCATTGGTTGCAGGGACCGGTGCCGGGCGATACCAAACAACGCCAGCGGCACGACCTAGGGCGTCGAGAACGCGCCGATCGGCAGTCCATTGCAGAACCTCTTCCAGTTCGTCAGGGCTGAGCCACCGGCGCTCTTCGTCGTGCTTGAGCTTTTTCTGGAGAGCGTCGAGATCCATACCCATCTCAAACGCCAACCTAGTGATGCCGCCCTTGTATTCGCGGCCGGCACGCCAAAGCGCGTGCCGCAGGGAAAGAGCGGGACTGTTGTCCTGCTGGTTATCGATGCGACTCATGAACCGTTAAACCTCGATTAACGGTGTAGTCACAGGGGTAAGTACGCCCTATCCTGTGAATACGACCGATGTGTTGTGCTTTGCGTGCTGTGCGGGCATTTCACGCGGTTCTAGTCATCCGGCGGATCTTGTGGTGAGAGGCGACCGGATGGCGGGGTACATCGGCGCTATGCGCCGTTCACGCTGAGCTAGGGGATTCTTGTGGTGAGAGGCCCTGGCTCAGTGTTCCTTCTTGCACTTGCTTCCTACTACCTGCTCCTCGTAAAAAGCCTCGATAGCTTTGCCTACCTCGTAGCGAACCGCCGCCCCTTTCGTGGCGCGATAGATGGTGGGCTGAGTAACGCCAACCCGCTCTGCAATCGCGCGTTGCGAAAAGCCCCTCTCGATTAGCGCTCCAAGCATCTCTTGTATGGACATGATGCAACCTATTCGTTAGCGAATAACCAGATGTTACCCAAACGAATAGGTCAGAGCAATACACTTGTGATACGCAAACTAATCAGAGCAATCCGCAGTGATAGGGAATCGCGTAGCAAAACGCATGCATGAACTCGGGCTGTCAGGCGGCGAGCTCGCCCGACGTTCGGGAGTACCACAGCCAACCATCCATAGGATTCTGTCGGGCACATCGGCTAGCCCCCGGCATGAGAATGTCGAGCGGATCGCAAAAGCCCTCGGTGTGACTACTGATTGGCTATGGAAGGGAGAAGGTGGCAGTCAGCCGCCACTCGGGCCAACGGCCAATGTGGAGCCAGGACCGAACGTTCGTGGCTTCGTACCTCTGATTTCCTGGGTACAGGCCGGAGCCTGGTGCGAGATGCAAGAACCGTTTGAACTTGAGGCTGCAGAAGCTTGGTTACCCTGCGCCGTCTCACACAGCAGTGCGACTTTTGCCCTGCGGGTTCGCGGTCTTTCCATGTTTAACCCGCATGAGCGTCGCTCCTTCAGAGAGGGAGATATCATCTTTGTCGACCCGGCTAGGGACTATGAAAATGGCTCCCTGGTCATCGTCAAGCTGGCAAACAGTAAAGAGGCAACCTTCAAGCAGCTGGTGGTAGAGGGTGAGCGGCACTTTTTGAAGCCTCTGAACCCATCTTGGCCGGACCCAATCATCGAACTGCCGAGTGACGCAACCATTTGTGGCGTGGTCGTATCGAAGGTTGAAATCTTTTAACCCCTAAACGAATCGCAAACGTCTCGTTTAGGTATTGACCGGAAAAATTCGTTTGAGTATTGTCTGGACCGCAACCCTCTCACCACTGAGGTCCAGAAATGCCAATTGCACAGCTCCGAAATGGGTGCAAGGTTTACTTGCACCCCACCACCTGCACCCGCCCAGCCACGATTGAGGCGTTTCAACGCTTCACCGGCCTGCAACTGATCGTCACTCCATTCGGGCACGTTCGCGCCGTACCTAACGGGAGTGCGGTATGAGTGATTTCACAATCAAGTTGCGCCGCGTGATGCTGCTGGAGCGCACGCTGGAGAATGGCGGCAACACCACCTGCCCCTTGAACCGCCCTGAAACCTCTCTCGACGCCCACATCCTGGTTGAGAACGATGACCGCGACCACCACCTGCAGGTGCGCTTTGGCCCCTACACGGGCTCCATCACCCTGCGGCGCGGCGACTCGACCAAGTACATGGCCCTTCGCAACTTCCTGCAGGACGTGGCCAACGGCCGAACTGAGTCGGGCAAACAGACCCAGCGCGCCATCGTCTTGATGGAGGCACTCGACTCCGTGAGCGATGTGCTTCCTGAAGGTCTGCGCGCTTACATCACTCCCACCACGGACGAAGATCAGCCCTTCGGTACCGTTGTAACCAATGACCAGGGCGAAATCTGCGCGACTGCTTACGGCAGTTGCAAGCTCACACTTGCGAACGCAGTGCGCACCAAGCTCGGCCAACTACCCGAGGGGTACGGGGACCGCCAATGACGGACACGCTTGGACAACTGCGCAAGCAATGGACCACCCCCTGCCCGACCTTGACTGCCGTGCGAGAGCACTACTTTCCGCACATCAAAACAGACCGTCGGTTCAGAGAGCTGATCAACACCGGAAAGATTGGGCTGAAGCCTACAAAGCTGCACCACTCAGCCCGAGCGCAGTACGTGATCTACCTGCATGACCTTGCCGACTACCTCGACACCCAAGCGAAGAATACGGCGTAACACAGGCAGCCCCGGCCATCAGGGGCAACGCATCCAGCACCAGGCCACCACCACACTCCCGGCCGGTGCTGGGCACCTTGGAGCACAGCATATGCAACCGCATCAACTAGTTCTTGCCATCGGTATTCTCTGGCTGGCCACCCTGACCATCCTGCCCTTCCTCTTTGCGAAAGCGCGACACCGCGCCTTCAACAGAGGACTGGACGCGGGCAAGCAGAGCCTGAAGGCTGATCTGAAACTTCGGATCAAAGGTCTTCAGGACGACCTAGACGAAGCCAAAGTTCAAGCCGAAGCAGATCAGCGTAAGCACCACACAGCTATCGCACACCTAAAAGGCAGCATCCGCGAGCTGGAAGCTCGGATCATGTCCTACACCGGGCTAGCGGTGACCAGGGCGGATTACGAGCTGCTCATCAGCGCCATGGAAACCCTGAGCCTGACCGAGCGGACGCTTAACGCAATGAAGGCAACTCAGCAGGCATCACGCGCCAAGCAGCAAGCTGCAGGACTGGAAGGTCTGGCTAAACGCATTCACACCCAGTTGCGCGAAACCCCAGCCAGCGCAGCAAGCGCGGAGGTGGCGGCATGACGACCCAAGCCCCCCACCGCTGCCTCGTCCACGACTCAGCAGGGTGCGGGAAATCCGTTCATGCCCATGCTAGCGCCACTGCCGAAACACTTATACCCCACGAAAAGCTGCGCCAGGCAGCCAGTGTTGATGCAACGCTAACCGCTCAGGAGCGCCCGCCCGCGCTGCCTGTCGTGGGATATGGACCCAAATCAAGAGTCCAGTGCGTCAAGGTACAAGGTTTGATTTGCGATCATTTTACTAACATGAGACTTAATTTCCGTGAGCGCATTAACGAGTTCTGCCCGATCATTAGGGCCGGAAACGTCGTCAGGAACAATCAGCTTGATGAACTCCATGACATGCATTCGCACGTCGTAAATGTGCTTCAGAAACAACACATTAAAACTCTTCAAACTCAAGATATTCAGACGATCAATGACATTCAAGCAACGATCATAAACAAACTCTCTACTCCATCCATACCCGCCATTTCGACTACCAACGGGCTGCGAAAGGAGGTCCTGAGTCTCTTGAACCAAATTTCTAAATTGGTAGTAAGCCCCAAGCTCGGCCTCTATCTCGCTTATTTGTCTTCTTCGAGTTTCATGCCTTTTCATAATCGCTGGAACTATCACCGCTACAACAATCGCCAGCATGGAACCGACAGCTTGAACCCAGCCAGAGGTATCTTTTGGAAGCCAACCATACTTCACCCAGTACCCTACAGAACCAGCCAAAAGCCAAAAGGCAGCCGCCCCGAACATCAAATACCACATCGCCCAAAGGCTACGCTCAACCATCCGTTTCAAATCCAACATCCTTCATGGCTCCAAGCCATCATCAAAAATGGAGCATGCCCATTTCCTGCCAATCCGTCCATCCAGGAGGTCAAGTGAATGAGCTGGCTCTTTTCGCGGGCACTGGTGGAGGAATACTCGCCGGCCACCTGCTCGGCTGGCGCACAATCTGCGCAGTTGAACGTGATGCCTACGCCGCACAAGTTCTGGCGCAACGACAGAACGATGGATTACTCCCGCCTTTCCCGATTTGGTCTGACGTGCGCAGTTTTGACGGCCGACGCTGGAGAGGCATTGTTGACGTCGTTTCTGGAGGCTTTCCGTGCCAGGACATCTCAGGGGCCGGCCCAGGTACAGGCATTGAAGGATCGCGCTCCGGCCTCTGGAAAGACATGGCTCGAATCATCAGTGAGGTATTGCCAAGAGACGTCTACCTGGAAAACTCACCAATGCTTGTGGGCCGAGGACTTGCACTGGTCCTCGGCGAGCTTACCGAAATGGGGTATGACGCGGAGTGGTGTCTTGTTTCAGCGGCAGATCTCGGAGCGCCCCATAAGCGGGACCGCATCTGGCTCCTCGCCAGGAGATCGGACGCGAATCTGGCCCACTCCGGTGGCCAGCATGGCCAAAGGCTCCTCCCTCAAAGCACTTACCCGCAGATCGGGCGCCGATCGCTCCAACGATCGTCTAGATCATGCAGTGATGGCCCTACACGGTGGCCATCTGAACCCGACTTGGGTCGAGTGGCTGATGGGGTGGCCTTCAGGGTGGACCGACTTAAAGCCCTTGGGAATGGCCAGGTTCCGCGAGTGGCAGAGGCAGCATTCCGGGGATTGCATTCCGGCTTTTGGGGAGGCCATGGGATGAGGCCACTGCATCTAAGTGTCGTATCGAAGTACGCTGAGAACCTTGACTACAAAGGGGAAGGTGATGCGAGTGATGGCACTCATTGCCCCTATCACGCAGCTCAACTGAACCAAAAAATTGAGGGAGGCGCATGAACACTGTTTTCGTGCTGATGGCTCAATACAACGGGCTGGCGATCATTCCCCTGGAGCAGGTGTGCAAGGACTACTTCACACACCTGACCACAGATATGTTCCAGCGCAAGGTGTTAGCCGGCCAGATCAAGCTGCCCATCACCCGACTCGAGGCCAGCCAGAAGAGCGCCAGAGGCGTCCACATTTCCGACCTAGCGCTTTACCTAGATCAGCAGCGCGACGCTGCGCGCAAAGAGTGCACGCAATTGAACAGGGCGTTTCGGGCAGGTTGACTGAGAGGTTGTAGCTCACTTAGTCAGCGCCTGTCACCCGCTCTGGCCGTCTGCTAGAATTCGACCCAACTAGCCAGTTGCATTAACTCGCCCCTCCTTTGTCGATGGCCATCTACGATGGGCGGCTATCGACCCCAAGCCGCCTCTTGCGAAGGGCAGACAGTCGGTCCATGTCGGTATTGAGTCATATGGCCCGAAAGCCCTACGCACGGAGACCTACAGAAATAAGCGCTAGATCAACATAAACTTCGTGGTCGAACAGTGGCTCCAGCTCAAAGCTTCTGAAAATCTCGACCACGACACGAGTCGCTAGCTGAATGGTTGATTCAGGGACTATAGGCTCCAGCCTTCACTGCAGCCTAAGCAAGGTCAAGCTGTTAGGTTCCAAAGTGTTATTGAGTTAGAGCGATACCACACAACATCGTTGTCTTCAGCCATAGCTAAAAACACGAACTCCTCCAGCATAGGTAATAGGTATTGCTCCATAACCAACCTGCAACCAGCACTGTATGTCTCGTTAGAAATATGGAACTCTGTTTCTTTATTGTGGACTATCGAGCACCGCATCTGATAAATAAGCGTTGAGAAATAATTAATGAATTGCGCTACGGAGTTAATGACTTGATTGCTGCCAATTAAATTTAGCAGGAAATTATTGATTTCCAAAATGCTTGCGGCCTGTGCAGTCAGAAAATTTTGCCAAGAAGAAAAAGCAAAATCTCCAAAGTTTCCAGTCGAATAAGGCAATGAAAAAATTGACTTGACAAGCTTGTCGATTGCGTTGACTTCAGAAATATCTACTGCCTTATTAAGCCTCCTGAAGTCCCTTATAGAAAACATTGTTCCATTAGCTTTACGTTCAAGCTTAACTATTTGACTTTTTATCATGAAGTTTTCAACAACATGATACATGGAGAGGTATTTGGCAAGAACGTCCGACCTATCTAGATACTCACCCAAGATATGTATAACATCACTAAATTGAGCATAGCTATTAGCTGGCAGATAATTCTGCTTGGATGAGTTTTGAGGGAGTGCGGCATAGAGATTGGAGCGCGTTATTTTATTTCCAGAACTTACCATGTGCAATTTCATAAGAGCAATTACGTTGGCATTTACAGCGTGCCGATCTGTAACACATGCTTCTTCGCAAAGAATTATCGACTTGCCAAGCGAAAAATCAATTTCCGGCCCTATCGAAATTAAGTAATACAAAGGATCGAGCGCTACAGTGCTGCTCGACAGCGCTGTCAATGACTCAGTCAACCCAGGATTTACCCAAAGAATATTCCGATTTAGCACAGGTAGATTAGTTGAAAATGCCTTGCATTCGAACTCTACTT